CCAGCAATTTCTTCTGTTGTTGGTCAATCTAGTGGCGGTCAAGCATTGGTTACTTTTGCATCACCTCATGGTTATGCAGTAACAAACCCTGCTAATGCTAATAACCCAGCGCAATATGTAACTTTGAGTTCATTTACTCAAACAGCTTCTATTACTGGTTACAGCATTTCTAGTGCAACATTAACAGTAACTACAATTACTGCTGGTGCAATTCAATCAGGCATGACTTTGACTGGTACTGGCATTGCTTCTGGTACATCAATTGTTGCTCAATTAACGTCTACTGGCTCTGCTGTTGGTTCACAAGCATATTCTAGTGGTGGTGCAGTAGGTTCTAGCGTTGTAGTTTTAGCCGCTAGCACAGGATTTGCAGTAGGTCAATTAATTGCTGGAACAGGTATTCCTGCCAATACATTTATTTCTGCTGTAAACGGTGCAACAATTACAGTTACTAAAGCTTTTACGGCTCAAGTTGCAGGAACAGTTACTTCATATGCACCGGGTGGTGTAGGCACTTATTCATTAAGCGCAGCACAAACTGGCGTATCAGGTACTTTAACTGCTACAACTACTTATGCAGCACAAACTTGGTTAATTCAATCTGTACCAACAACTAGCACAATGATTTTGCCAATTCAATTGGTAAACGGTGCTACATTGACCTCTACTCCAACTGGAACATATTGGGGCGCAAATCAATGGGTAGGCAAGTTTGTTTATTACCAAGCAGCATTGCCAAGTCTTACTGGTGCAGCAATTGGTGCAGCTACTGTAGTTGCTGGTGTAACTCAATTCCCTATAACTTTAAGCTTTGCATCAATTACTAGTTTGGCAACAAATAACGTTATTACCATCTCTGGCGCAACGCCTACCCAGTACAATGGTATTTATAACGTAACAGCATTGAATGCTACTCAAGCGCAGATTTTCTTGCCTTCTAGCCCCGGTGCAATTACTTTGGCTGCACAGACTATTACATCACCATATACTGGACGTATTACAAGTAATACAACCAGCGCAATTACATTTGGTGACATAGTTACTGGTAATCCATTGATGAATCCTCCAACCTCTGGTTGTACATATCAGATTGGTTTGATTGATCGTGGACAGTTATTGCCACAGACTTTGTTGACCAATACCAGTCAGACTGCTTTGATTGAATTGATTGCTAGTACACCTACCAATCAAATATCATTGCAAAATGCATCGTTTAAACCTTTAAATACTCTTGGTTCATACAACTCATTTGCTGAAGTGGATTTATCTTCAATTGGCTTGAGCGGTGGTGAAGTAGTTTATGCATTCTCAACTCCAAATAATGCTCTGCAACAATTGGATTTGCAAAACTTCTTCCCAGTATTGACCAATATTAAAGGTAACGTAGCTGACATTTTGACAGTGGCAATTACAACTACTGTTGGTACTGTGGTTCAGGTTAACGTAGTCTGTCAGGAAGCGATGGCTTAATATGGCTAAAACTCCAGCTTGGCAACGCAAAGAAGGGAAAAACCCAGAAGGCGGTTTAAACGCTAAAGGAAGAGCATCAGCTAAAAAACAAGGTATGAATCTTAAACCACCACAACCAGAAGGCGGGTCACGGAAGAAGTCTTTCTGTGCCCGCATGAGTGGTATGAAAAAAAAACTTACCTCTGAAAAAACAGCTAATGATCCAGATAGCAGAATTAACAAATCTTTACGAAAATGGAAATGTTAAATGGATGGATTAATGCAAGTTTGGAATGCGGGTCTATCCCTTGTCATAGGAATTATGGGTTATTTTATTAAAGAAAAGTTTAACGATTTAGATCGTACTAAAATACTCTTAAATAAGACTCGTGAAGAAATGGCTCGTGATTATATTACTAAAGTAGAAGTACGTAGTGATATGGAACAAATCATTTCTAGATTTGATAAACTAGAAGCTAAATTGGATCGTTTTATTGAGGGTCATAAATAATGCCAAGTGTATCTAAAAAACAACACAATTTTATGGAAGCGGTTGCGCATAACGCAAAATTCGCTAAAAAAGTAGGTATCCCTCGCTCTGTCGGTGAGGATTTTAGTAAAGCCGATAAGGGCAAAACTTTTAAAAAGGGTGGAGAAATGAAAATGAAAGAAACTATGGGACCAAAGTCTATGTCTAAAGACGTAGAAAAAGGTTCTAACAAACTTGGTAAGTTTGGCGAATCAAAGGTTCAAAAGCGTGGTCATACTAAAGGTATGAACTTAGGTGATTCTGGCAAGAAAGAGCCAATTGAGTCCGAAAAGAACATGAAAGCTTTTGAAAAAGAAGGCATGAAAAAAGGCGGAAAAGTTAAAAAGTACGCTAAAGGTGGAACAATCATTGGTGAAACAATGGGTTCTATGGGATTAAAGAAAGGCAATAAATCTTTTGGCGAACATGCTATCCAAGAACGTGGTCACACACGTGGTAAGAACGTTTAATCATGCCTACCATTAAAGAAGCATTACTCGGAACCGAAGAGCAAAATAAAGTTGCTCAGGCTAACTTAGATAAGCAAGCTAGTCAAGGTTCTAGTCTTGCCAAAATGTTAGGGGGCAATCCTGCTCCAAAGCAACCAGAAACTTCAACCGAAAAGAAGAAAGCTGGCGGTACAGTTAAATCATCTGCATCTAAACGTGCCGATGGAATTGCCCAAAAGGGTCATACGAAAGGAAAATACCTATGAAAATGGATCACCCACCAATCTCTAAAGATATGAAAGCTGAAGAGCATTTAATTCACCCTGAGCACATTGAAAAGCATCATGGTGGAGATGGACACGTACAACACCACGAGCATTACAAAAAACATGCTGCTGGTCACAAATTGCACCATGAGCATGTAAAGCATATGTGCGGTGGCGGTAAGACTGGTAAGGTTGTAGGCTAATGATGGCAAGTCGTGGAATGGGTGATATTAACCCTTCCAAAATGCCTAGCAAAAAGGTCATCCAACGTAAGGATGACCCTAATGCTGTTGATGTATATGCAAAAGGCGGTGAGGTTTGGGATAAACCACGTCCAAAAGGATTAGGAAAACCCAAGAAACTGTCTTCTGCAAAGAAAGCCAAAGCTAAAGCAATGGCTAAAGCAGCGGGTAGACCATACCCTAATTTGGTTGACAATATGAGAGCCGCAAAAGGCAAATAATGGCGTATACCAGTGGTACATCTACATTTAACCTTGACCTCACTGAGCTTGTAGAAGAAGCCTTTGAGCGTTGTGGCTCGCAGTCACGCACTGGATATGATATCCGTACCGCCAAGCGGTCTATTAACCTTTTAACCATTGAATGGGCTAACAGGGGAATAAACCTTTGGACGGTAGAGGAAGTCACTATCCCTATGGTATATGGTCAAGCTATATACCCCGTAGATCCAACAACAATTGATATTCTTGATCTGGTTACACGTACTGGAGCAACAAGCGCCAGCAACCAGCAAGACATCAATATGAACCGTATTTCAGAATCAACTTATTCCACTATCCCAAATAAGTTAACCTATGGTCGTCCTATCCAAACGTGGTACAGCCGTCAAAGCGGCAATTCTAACCTCATTGCTGGAGTGTCTTTGGTGGGTGCTCTTACAGCCTCTGCTACTACTATTACTCTTAGCTCTACTGCCAATCTACGTTCTACTGGATATATTCAAATCGATAGCGAGATTATTGGATACGTTAATATATCGGGCAATCAACTGGTAAATTGCTATCGTGGACAGTACAATACTACTGCTGCTTCGCATTCTTCGGGCGCAGCCATCTATAACCAACAATTGCCGTTTTTAGCTGTCTGGCCCACACCAGATAACTCAACGCCATATAACTTGGTTTACTGGCGTATGCGCAGAATGCAAGATTCTGGAACAGGCGTATTTATTCAAGATATTCCATTCCGCTGGATTCCTGTGATGGTGGCGGGATTGGCTTATTACTTATCCATGAAGCTTCCCGGTGTTGATCCGCAACGTATTATTGGCTTAAAAGCTGAATACATGGAGCAATTGGAACAAGCATCAGAAGAAGACAGGGAAATGGTTGCAGTGCGTTTTGTACCTCGTAGCTTGTTCTATTCGAGGTAATCATGCCAACAAGATATACTAGTGGTAAACATAGTATTGCGGAGTGTGACAGATGTGGTCAACGATATAAGTTAACTGAATTAAAAAAGCTAACTATCAAGACCAAGTTGGTCAGTATTAAGGTTTGTCCTGAGTGTTGGGATCCAGATCATCCCCAATTAAGATTGGGCATGTATCCAGTAAACGACCCACAGGCTGTGCGTGAGCCAAGACCTGATATTAGCTATTATGCATCTGGACCAAGCGGGTTGCAGATTAATCAGGGAGGTGACACTTCCCAAAGCCAAGCTGGATTCCCAGAAGGCGGTAGTAGGGTCATTCAATGGGGTTGGTATCCTGTTGGCGGATCTAGCGGTACAGATAGAAACCTTACACCCAATTATTTGGTTGGGCAAGGCAATATTAATTCGGTAACAATTACGACAACTTAGGAGTAAAAAATGGCAAAGATGGAAACTAGCAAAGAAGATATGAAGCAAGACAAGGCAATGGCTGACAAAGAAATTAAGAAAGCTATGAAGCAACATGATGCTCAAGAGCATAAGGGTGAGCACACCAAGTTAAAGCTTAAAAAAGGCGGCATGGCTCCCAAAAAAATGGCTAAAGGCGGTGTAACAAGCATGCAAGCTAAATCTATGGGTCGCAATATGGCTCGTGCTATGAATCAAAAATCTTCTTCAAGAGGTCGTTAATATGGCAACCGCAAAAAATGTAAAACCTACAAAAAAGGACAGTTCACCAATGGTGACTGGTAAAGCCCCTTTTAACAAACCAGCAAGTGATTATGCTCTTGCTCATACTATGAGTGGTCAAAAATACACTGACAAAGACTTGGCTTCCGAAAATTTGGGTATGGATGTTGTTATGCCAAGCCGTAAAAATTGGACTCCATTAAATGGCGGTGTAAGCATTGGTCATTTTGATGAAGTTAAACAAGATGGTATCGAAATGCGTGGCGCTGGTGCAGCCACTAAAGGTCGCATGTCTAGAGGTCCACAGGCTTAATAAATGAACTACGAAACGCTTTTTAACAACATCCAGACTTACGCTCAAACGACTGAAAGTACGTTTGTAGCGAATATTCCGTTTTTTGTACAGGAAGCTGAAACTCGTATATACAATGCAGTACAAATACCGCCATTACGTAAAAACGTAACAGGAAATTTAACTAGCGGAAACCAGTATTTAACTTTGCCGTTTGACTGGTTATCAACTTATTCTGTGGCGGTTATTGACAGCAGTAGTAATTACACTTATTTATTAAATAAAGATGTTAACTTTATTCGTGAAGCGTACCCTAACAATGGTTCAACATCTTGGTCTTTGCCTAAGTACTACGCTATTTTTGGTAGTTCTACTATTAATAGCAATGAGTTAACAGCTATTGTTGGACCAACACCAGACTCAAGCTATAGTGTTGAATTGCATTATTTTTACTATCCAGTATCTATTGTTCAAGGTGTTGTTGCAACATTAAACGCTACGTTTACCGCTGGAACTCTTTATAGCCCCGGTTTATACCAAGACATTCCATTGACTGGTGGCTCAGGATCTGGCGCAACTGCTGATATTTTGGTTAACTCTAGCGGCAATATTTCTACGGTTACGTTGCAAAATGGCGGTAGTTTTTATCAAGCTGGCGATACATTAAGCGTTTTATCCTCCAATATTGGGGGAACTGGTTCGGGCTTTTCTATTGGCGTTGCAACCGTCAACAATCCTTCTGGTCAAAGCTGGCTTGGCGATAACTATGATCCCGTGCTGTTCTATGGCGCTATGCGTGAAGCTATGCTTTTCCAAAAGCAGGAGCAGGACGTTATCAAATATTATGAAGACAAATACCAAGAAGCACTTGGCGAATTGAAACGTCTTGGTGATGGTCTTGAGCGTGGTGATGCTTATCGTGACGGTCAGACCAAACTAAAGGTTAATACATAATGCCAATAGTACAGACTCAAACTACCCTGTTTAAAGCCAACATTTTGTCTGGTTTGGAGAACTTTACTTTAAGCTCTCCATATACCTACAAGATTGCTTTGTACAACGGCAATGCCAATTTAAACAATACTACGACTGCCTATACTTCTACCAATGAAGTGGTAGCTGTTGGCTATACGGCTGGCGGTCAAGTTTTGACTATTAATACTCCTCCCACCCAAGACACAACCAATAACATTGCTTATATTTCATTTAACAATGTCACTTGGACTGGGGGTATTTCCGCAAATGGGGCGTTAATTTATAATAGTACGACAGGTGCGGCTTGCTTTATTTTGAACTTTGGTAGCACGATTACTAGCTCAAAAACGTTTACCGTTACCTTCCCAACGGCAACATCAACAACAGCAGTATTGACAATTAGTTAAGGAATTTAAATGGAAAAATCAAATTATGGAGATGTTAGCACTGCTGCGGTAACTCGTGGCGCTGGCTCCGAAGAGTTCTTGGGAATCCAAGGTTTTTATGATGTTAAATGCTATGACAGCAATGGTAACTTAAAGTGGGAAGATAAAGCCCCTAACTTAGTTACTGCTGTTGGTAAAGGAGCATTGTTTGATTATTATTTTGGCGCAACTGGTACTGGTGGCGGTACTTCTTCTGGTGCTAACTATCTTGGATTGGTAGGAAGCGCATCAGCTACTGCTAACTACTTCCAATCTGACACAATTAGTTCACACGCTGGTTGGATTGAAGTTGGTGGTGCAAATGCTCCAGCATATACTGGTAATCGTCAATCACCTAGTTGGTCTGCTGCTACTAATAACGGATCTGCTTCTCCAAGCAACATTGTATCTAAAGCTGCTTTAGCATTGACATTTTCAATGACAAGCGGTGGTACTATTTTTGGTTGCTTTATTAATTCAGGCGCAACCGCTTCTGCAACTAAAGATTCAACCACTGGTATTTTGTATAGCGCTGGCAACTTTACTGGTGGTAGCAAAGTAGTAGCTAACGGTGACTCTATCGCTGTTACTTATACCACTACTGCAACGTCTTAATTAGGAGCCTTTTATGGCTTTACAGTTCGCTGATCGTGTCCTACAGACTGGTACAGCCAACACCACCGTTAGTTTTACTTTAACGGGTTCGGTAGTTGGCTATCAGGCTTTTTCCACTTTAACAACTGGAAACACGACTTACTATGCCGCAACGGATGGAACAAACTGGGAAACGGGTATTGGCACATTAACTTCGCCAACGCTGTTAACTCGTACAACAATTCTTTCGTCTAGTAATTCAGGATCTGCTGTCACATTTAGCGGAACTGTAACTGTTTGGGTTGATTACCCATCCAGTAAATCTGTAAATCTTGATGCATCGGGTAACGTAAGCCCTTTAGGAACTGTTGCATCTGGAACTTGGAATGGCTCTACTATTGGAGTTTCCTATGGCGGTACAGGTGTTACTTCTTCTAGCGGAGCAAATTCTGTTGTATTGCGTGATGCCAACGTAAACGTAAACGCAAATAGTTTTATTCCCGGATGGGCATCAACCTCTACTGCGGCTGGCACAACAACACTCACAGTAGGAAGTGCTTACTATCAACGCTTTACTGGAACAAATACTCAAACTGTTGTTCTTCCAAGTGCTACTACTATGGCTTTGGGACAAGGTTATATCATTGATAATGATTCAACAGGAAATATAACTTTACAAGATGGAACACCTACAACCATAGCCACAATAGTACCCGGCATGGCAGGTTATATATTTGTAGAAAATAATGGTTCAGTTGCAGGTAGTTGGTCGGGATATCAGTTTGTTCCCGG